CTGACATCACTATCGCAAGAATACCAGCTGGAGCAACAATCCATGATGTAATCATCAAGGCAGATGCTCTTGGTGGATCTTCAACTTTAACTGTTGGAGATTCAGGCGATGCAGATCGCTTTTTAGCTGCTGTAGGTACTTGGAATGCGGCTGGACAATGTCAATCAATGTTGGCTGGTTCTACTGCTCCAAATACAGCGGTTGCTGGATTAGGTTACAAAGTATCAAGTGCAACAGATCTAATAATTACTACTGGTGGTGCAACCATTAGTGGTACAATTTATTTCTGGGTGTACTATACTCAATAAACTTTAATAGAGAGGGGA